CCACCACATTGGCTCGGGCACATCGTTCTGATTTTCTACTGCCCACTTAATCTGTTGGCAACCTGCGACCACCTTGTCTGCAATGGCAGGTTGGTATTCATGCTTGACTGCTAGGTTATCTAACAACGAGTTGGTGCGTGTCTGTCCTACGGGTGGCTCATAGGATGAGCTACCTGCAAACTTCTCAAGTACCGACCACAGTTGTGCATAGGTCACATCCTGCGCATCACGTATCAACGTAGCGGTACGCCCACCCTTGGGGTTCACACACCCAATGGGTCTAAGAATACGAGCGTTGTCACCAGTCACACCAATGTCAGGCGTGAACCCATTAGCCACACATGCTTCTTTCAAAGCGTTGGCAAGCGGCTTCCACTGTGCAGGCGCAATCGCATCAGCCAGTATCCAGTAAACATGTAGCCCGTTGCCTGACGAAACAATCATCGGCATCGGTAGCCCAACTGCTTGAACGAAAGTCACGAGAGCCTTCGCCCCCTCCTTCGCATCAATGAACGGTTTGGCTTTGCCGTTCTTCCCTATCCCGCAGTCAACGTCAATAGCAAGCACCTTCGTGCGCTCAACGAACTCCTGCTTTCTACGCTTCTCCGTGAATGTGGAGATTGCGTAGTATGTGTTCTGCCCTCTGTCATTGAGAGCCTGTGCAACCTGAGCGAGTTTTTCTACCGAATCAAAGTAGCCATGTCTTGGTGCAGGATTGTCCCCCTCAAAACTAGCTATGCAATACAAGCCTTCACTTGGTAGTACTCGCTGAAAAAAACTCAGCGTGTCCATATGTTCCCCGTTAATGGGGGGTGGTTAGCCCCCCAGTACCTCAATTAAAACGCTTCATACATTCATCAAGACGTTCTTTCCTCTGCTTCTGTTCCATTGCAATCACATCGGGAGTAGGCCATTTGTCATCGACCATGATGGATAGCAACTGCTTGAGCACAGTCCGCACCGTTTCATCGTTGGCTTTGCGGAGAACCTTGCCCCGCACCCAACCATAATACGTCATGCGACTGACTCCGAACAGGGAAGCCATGTCGTTGGTTGTCAACATCATGTGCTTCCGCAACGCCTCGACCTTTGTAAAGTCAATGGGCGGGTTAGGCGTCATCTGCGTTCACCTCACCAACAAGGGCGGCAATCTCATCAGCCAGTGATGCGGCAGATGGAGCAGTCGCAGGGGCGGCAGGGGTAGCCTTAGCCTGCGGTGCAGGTGCAGGGGTAGCTGCCTTCTTAGGAGCACCAAAACCACGCTTCGGAGCGGCAGATTCTTCTGCCACGGGGGTAGGAGCAGGTTCAGGTTGAGCCGCCACGGGAGCGGGTTTCGGTGCAACTTGTTGTGGTGCGGCAATCTTAGGTACTGCCGGGGCAGCAGACGTACGCAACTCACCTGTGATTTGACGAACTTCCTCAGAGCCAAACAGCTTGTCAACTTCTTGCTGTGTGTCGGCATCCAAGAAACCACCGAAGTCGAACTTCAGTTTCGGGAACGATGCGTCAGTGTCAAACGATACACGGGTACGGACAATCTCAGCAGGGATACCACGCAGAGACAATTCCTTTTGGTATTTACCCAAGCCTTGCAGTGCGGCAGGAGTAACTTGCAACAGGTAAATCGGGCCTGTTGGGTCATCAGCAGACACAACTGCCAAACGCTTTTGGTCAGAGCAGGCTTTGATTTGTTTGCCTTGTGGAGTTACCTTGCTACCCCATGCGTTCTGTGGGCAAGACGCACACAAATCGTTTTGTGGTTCAGTGGCTTGTGCATCAGGGCCGACACCATCCAAAGAGAAACAGTCAGGGCTAGATGGTTCGCTCTCAGGAGTCCATGCCTTGGCGTACCAAGTCTTAGACAGGCGAGGGTTAGCACCAACGATGACCACATCCAAAGATGTAGAGTCAAGCACAGTCTCAGTACCACCTTCAGCGATACGGAAGCGTGAGCCTTTGATAGAGATACGTGCAGTGGATTCACCACCACCGATACCGCCACTCAAGGACTGTGACAAAACAGAAGGGACACCTACACGTTGAGCGAGGTGGGCGGGGACTTGCACGTTGGCAAGAGTGATTGCGTTGCTCATAGATATTCTCCTTTAGTGAGCGGGTTAAATGCGGTTGGTCGCACGTTTTACTTGGGCGAACTGCCCACTACCTTGCATTGCCACTGCTCGTGCTTTTTCAGCGGCAAACATTTCTTGCTGATACTCCTCATCACGGACACCTAGCTTGCGCTTCATCTCCGTTGCGATGATGTGTTCGGCAATCTCTTGATGGTCTTTGCAGTAGGTAAACCCACCTTGGCGTCTACCTTCATACACATCTTCTTGTCTGATTGTTCGGACAACAAAACCATTCTCAATCTTGAACGCAACTACGGCAGGCGAACAGTTACCGAACATGCGCTCCATGTCAGTGGCTTCACGAACTTGTGCACCCGCCAGTGTGGTTGGGTGGTTGTGGTGTGCATTAAGCAGAGACGCCAACCCCTTACCAAAAAATGATTTGATACTCATGTCAATCTCCTTCGACTCTGTTAGCAGGCTTACGGATATTTATTTCCAGTTTCGTGCCGTAGTTAACCCCGGGCGGTACTGCTTTGTTTGCCTCGATGTAACCACGTACGGCTATCTTGCTGATGCGTTTCTCTAACATGTCGAACGCTTCTTGTGTCCGAATGAAATCGAGTACGGCATCCCAGTCAGCTACGTTGGCATAGTCAGTGGTTGTCAGGAACGCAGTGCCATGCTTGGTCTTGAACGATGTCACACCTTGCACGTCAGCTTGTTCTTTAATCCATGCTTCCAACTTCTCCATCTTGGCTTTGATGGTAGACACACGGTCTTTCACCTCAGCTTCAATGGCTTCCTTCTGCGACCTCAGCTTCATGTAGGTCGCTACTACATCATCTACGTTTACAGTCATAGTGTCACCTATTTGTCTGTTGTTGAATTAAATCAAGAAGCAAGCCTTGCAGTTTCTGCTTGTTCTTCAATCGCTCATACATCTTGTACTCAAGGTCTGTCGCCTCGATGTGGATGACGTTCGATACATGCTTCTTGCCGATACGCTCGACTCGACCATTCGCTTGAACATATTGTTCGTTGCTAGTAATCGGGCCATACCAGATGATTGTTGACGCACTCGTGAGCGTTAAGCCGTGTGCCATCGTTGCAGGATGAGCAATCAACACATGTGGATGTTTAGCGTGTTGGAAGTCATGGAAGATTTGGTTGCGCTTGGATGAGGATACCTCACCATTGACAACACCAACCGACCAATGCTTACCAAGTTCTTTCTCCAACATGTGCAGAGTACCCGTCAGCGGTACAAACACAATCACCTTTTCCCCTGCTTCTTCAATTACCTCCTTCACTAGATTGATGCGGGGCGCACAGTCTAATTCAATGTTCTGTCCATCGTCACCATAGGCTACACCGCAGGCAATCTGAACCAACTTCTGAATCTTCACTGCTTCGTTAACCGCCGTGATAGTCCCATCGGTGGTCATCTCTGTAACAAAATGCCTGAGCATTTGTTGGTAATGCTTCTTCTGTTCCGCAGTCAGTTCCACTTGGCGGGTTTGAATCACCGTGTCAGGTAAGTCAAAGCACTCGTCTCGTGTGTACCGCACCGCAGGTTGCAGGATGTGCTTCACAATATCAACTGACTCAGGGCGAGGGACAAACTTCCACTGCCCTATCTTCATCATCACCTGCTCACGGAAAGCCGTGAATGTCTTGGTGCAGAATGGACTGTTCACCAACTTGGCAAGTGCCCACGCATCTGTCGGGTCGTTCGGTGTAGGTGTGCCAGTCATCAACCACAAACGTGTTGACGGGTTAGCATCCATCCACCGACGGAATATCTTGAAGCGTTGTGTCGATGGGTTACGCAGTACCGCCGCCTCATCCACAATCACCAAGTCAAACATCCCCTTGGCTTCTTCGGCAATGATGTTGAACCCATCGTGGTTGATGATGTAAAACTGTACATCCTTCTGCAACAACTTCTTACGCTTCTCTGCCGTGCCATGTAACACCACGAACTTGCGGTGTGGGAATCCAGTAAAGAGCGCGTCACCCCACACACGTTCCAGTGTGGACAATGGTGAAAGTATCAGCACCTTCTTTACATGCTTGGACTTGATGAGATAGTCCGCAGCCCACAGAGAAGATTGGGTCTTGCCTGTACCGATTTCGTTCAGCACCAACCCCCTATGGTTGAGCGTCAAGAACGCAGCAGTATCTTTCTGATGGTCATACGGCGTGTACTGGCCGGGCCAGTCGTAGTAATGCAAGATGGGTGAGGGGGCTTTGATGCCAAGGTTGTTCAGTACCTTTACCTCATCCAACTTATGGGGAGCAACCACAAGCGGTATGCCACGGACTTCAATAGTCTTGGCAGTCGGTATGCTATCAAGCACCCGATTGGGGTTGTTCAATTTCAGAGCAAGTGTCCTTGCCTGTTCCACTACCAACATGTCGTCACCTGTAAAGTTTTTCTTCTATCGCTTGTTCTAATGAGGCGATGGTGTCTTGGTCATAGACTAAGAACCACCAACCACCTGCACTTTGTATCTGTTCACCACACTGCACCTGCAATGCCGTAGGCTTCTTTGTCCTATCAGCTTTGACTTCAATCCCTACAAACTTACCTTTGACAATCGCAATGATGTCGGGGATACCTGCCTTACCGAATCCATTGTTGGCAGGGAAGAAGTACCACACATTGTGTGTCTTCAGTACCTCGACAACCTTACGTTTTATCTTGCCTTCGGGTGTCATTGCGCTCATTATAGCTTCCTTTACATCAATGTCAAGTAAGGTTAAACCCTAGCTGAATCACAGTCGTGTCGAGCAGGGCAGAATCTGCATAGCCCCGATGGTTTGGCAGGCCAGTTGTCATGCTCCAATGAACTGTGGATACGTTGGATACGCTTCATAATCTCAGCCCACAAGGGGTTGATGTCGATGCGGTTGTACACCTCGGTGTCCATCTCCATAGTCTTGAGCCACACCAGTGAAGTCTTGACTCGTTGCACCTCAGGGTAGTGCTTGAATACTTGGGCGGCGAATATCTGCATCTGAAAGAAGTCAGGGTTTCGCTTGCCTGTTTTCCAATCCATCACGTTGGCATCGTTGCCGTTGATTACAAGGATGTCAAGTTTACTGCGTAGCCATGCGTCAGCATCCCACCAACCTGTTGGTGTAAGGTTGTCGCTGAGGACTAGCTCTTTCTCGATGTGCAGTTCACCCCCCTGTGAGATGCGCTCGACCGATGAACACAGTGGTTCGTAGTGAGCAATCTCTTGGGGGAGTAGGGCATTGGACTTGAGTCTATGCTCAAGATATTCATGGATGCGTTCCCCATACTTGCTGGCTTCCCCCCCTGCATCGACCACATCTTTGACAATGCGTTGGCGGAAGTAGCGGTACGGACAATTCTCATACAACTTAATGGATGAGTAAGAGTGGCTAAGGCGCATAGGTTGTAGCCCCTCGGGGTGTCCTTGGGGTTCTCTGTTTATTTGGAAAGTCCAGTGTACATCACTCGTGCATACGGCGCAAGATGTCGTACTTCAAAATTTCCAACTGGGCAATCACCTCAGTCACGCTCTCCATCTTGGTGGAGTAGCGGGTGTACATGTCATCTGCCTTCAGCATGATGAGCACATCGGTTGCACCCCCCTCCTCTACCCGTGCCAGTGCGGTCTGCAACATGGCAACAACTTCTTCCTTACGCTTATTCCCTACTACATTAGTCAAGTTTGTTACGCTCATTTTTTTCTCCAATATCAATCATCATGTCGCACCCATTCTCATCATCGTTGACTGGGGTAATCTCAAACCAAGACTGCCAGTCACTGGTAGGTGCGGTAAATCTGTAACACTCCTCACGCACTCGGCATCCAATGCCTTTGCATTTGGTTATGTCAGCCATCAGGTATCTCCGTAGTTCTCTGCGTGACCTGCTTCACAAGCCACTGGTAAGTCGGCACACCAGCTAGGTGCGGTGGACATTATCGTGACAAGATGTTGCTCTGCCTCTGTCGCATGTGTCGCCGGGGCTGTGATGATAATTTCGTCATGCACTTGGAAAGCCACATGGTAGTGACGACCAATGGCAGTCATCTGCTCGGACACCACGATACGAGCCATCGCTTGGATGATGTTCTCTGTGACCTTACCCCCATAGATTTTTGTCCACGAGATGTCGGACACCTGCCCACTCATCACCCTGTCAGTCACCGCCTTACGATATGTTCGTGCGTCACCGATGTACTCGTAGTTGCTTCCGTTGGCACGGAGTGCAGGGTATCGAATGTACAAACCATTCGGCAGCCGTATGCCTTGCTCGTCATACGTCAACATCTTTGCGATTGAACCTGTCTGTCGTGACACGATGCCACCCAGTGCGCTTCCACACTTCTGCCATAGGGCAACAATCTTGTGGTTCTTCTGTCGGTACAAGCGAACGATACGCTCTGCTTCGGCAAGGTCAATCTTCACACTGATACCGCCTTGCCCAATCTCTAGGGTGCGTCTGAACTTCTCAGCACCCATGCCGTAGCCCAGTCCCAAGATGCAGGTCTTGCCAACAAATCGTTCAATCTTGTCAGCCTTCGTGACCTTGCGACCATAGACTTCGGATGCGAACTCACTATATACATCACGACCTTCGGCAAACGCACCGACCAAATCATGTTGCTCTGCTACCCAAGCTACCATGCGGGCCTCAATCTGTGACGAATCACATGCCACAAGAACTTGTCCTGCGGGTGCTCGCAATGCCCGTCGGATTGTGTTGTTCCCACGAGCGGGTAGATTCTGCAAGTTCAGCTTGTCACCGCCTGAGAACCTGCCTGTGTGCGCACCATAATAGTTGAGCATGATTGGCAGGCGACCGCGCTCGGACACACCAATCAAATTCTCGGTGCGAGTTTCTTCTAGGGTGGACTTCACGCCGAGCCTCGCAGCGACCGCAACCTGAACCTTCTCATTAGGATGTTCGAGCAGGTCGGTGAACGCTTTGTCGGTCTTGCCGAACGCAAATGTTTCCTTGCCTGTGCGTGCGCTCACCTTGGTTGGTGGCTCGACCCCAAGGTTGACGAGGTACTTCGCAAAGATTTGGTTACTCATCAATGTCTTGGTGATTGCTTCGTCACTGATACCAGTGAGTCCCATGTCAGTGATGAGGGTGCGCTTCCTCGCTTTGACTTCCTCAAGATGTTGCTCTAAGAGTTGCCTGTCGAGTTCAATCGTAGGCTCGGTGTACATGCGTATGGTTTGGTCAATGACCATCAACTCACTGGTGGGGAAACCCTTACTCAGTTTCTTGAACAACTGGTAGGTCAACTCCACATCGTTCTTGCAGTACTCACCATACCTAGCCATCTCGTCAGGTGTGAACGCAGATTTTCTTTTACCTAATGCGTTAAGAACTTCCTCGCCCTTCTGCCCTAGCCCATAGTAAGTAGCCAGTGCTTTGAGCGAACCCCCCACAGTCATTTGGTGGAGTGGTCTTGCCATTGATAGGGTGTCGAGCCATAGCTTTGGTTTGATTCCAAAGTGCCATGACAAGATAGCCCCATCGAACGCAGTGTTGTGACAAAGGATTGCTTTGTCTGAATAGTCAAGCGACTTCAAGAACTTGGCAGGGTCACTGCCTGAGTACCAGTCGGTTGGGTAGTTGTTGACCTTGATGCCCACCCCGATGACCTCAAACAAATTGCTACGAACATACTGCTCGGTGGTCATCTTTGACAGGGAGTAGTCCTTGTCGTAGTAGGTTTCAAAGTCAATGGTTACGATGTCCATTGTTACTTCCTTTCAATTATGTTGTCCATGCGCTTGTGTTTCTTCTCGTTCTCAACAAGAGCGATGGCTCTGTCAATATCTTTGATGGCGATGACTTCCATCTGTGCATCGTGCAGTTCTATAAGTTCGTTGATAGCCTTCATCTCTACTGCCTTCAAGATAAAGCGGTTGCTCTCAGCCCCCCTACGAGCGACTGCAAGTAATGACGCAAGTCCTGTGCTAACAATCTCTTTGTACTCAGTGCCAAACCCCAAGCGGTACAAGGCTTCAGTCATGTTCGCCATGTTGATAAGCCTGTCCATATCATCTCGTGTCGCTATCCCTTGTGTGAGATTGACCATAGCGGTATGGTGTTTCAGCTTGAGATTCAGCAATGAATCATGGTGTTGCACCAATGGGGTCATGCCCTCAAGCACATACCCCACTGGATTAACTAGCACTTTCTTTGGTCGGTACTTACTGCGCTTACGCATCAGCGTCTTTCAAAGTAGTAAAGGACAAGGCAGAAGATTACGAAAGCAACTACCAAGAACCCTATCCCCATTAACATAAACTGAAAGCCAAAGATAATGGCATCAATCATCGTTACCTCTTACCTCAACAAGTTTGTCGATGTAGTGTCGGGCTTTCTTGATGTCATCAATGCCACCCTTAGCATCACATCGTGCAAGATATTTGATTGCGTTACCACGCAAGAACCCTGCGAATTGTTCGGGTGTCATCCATGATTCCATTGCCTTCCAAGGTTGGACACCCATGTTCTTGTAGTGGTCGCCACCAATCTGTAGGTCATCAGCCTTGTTGCTTGGTACAAATCGGATAGGTGAATTGCCCGTGACCTCACTTGGGATAGACGCATTGCTACGCTCGATGAAGTCAGCGTGTTCTTCCTTGCGAATCTTGTACACCATAGGCATAGCTACCTTGAACTTCGCACCAACTTCTTTTGGTGTGGCAAGCGGGTGCTTGCGGAAGTACTCTCGTACCTTTTGTG